GGGTAGATATTGTGAACGATGGCACCCGGATATTCATTCTGAAGATGCTCTGTTAGTTCTGTTCTTGAAGGTAGTGATCCCTCAATTTCCATACGATAAATTTTACCTTCCCAGACAACATCGGCAACATAAGATTCTTTCTGTTGTTCTGGTTGTGGACTCATATAGAGATTTCCATTAAAATCTCCGGCAATATTAATACTTTCTGATAGGAATTGTTGAAAGGATTTCATCTCAGTGACATCTCCAGCGACGCAGTGCCTTATTGATATTAGAATTTGAATCTCTTGCGGTTTTTGCCGAAGTGAGCTTTGAACGGGCTCCTTTCATACGTCGGCAGAAATTGGCACGACGCTTTGCTCTCTTGCCTGTTGGATTCTTTTCGGTTACGGCAGTCTGAAGTTTCGATCCTGGATGTTCACGACGATATGCATCAACGGCTTTTTGACTCAGACCATCTGTTTTGTCGTGGCGATTGATCTTTTGCCAGTCCTCATTAAAGGGCTTTTGTCTGAGATTTTTTCCAACTTTTTCAAGACTTTGTTGGAATAATGCCTCTTTTGATGGTTTTGTTGCACTCGCCGGAATCATTTCGCCGACTCTATATGCCTTTGATCCACCTCCGGCATATCCGGGTCTACTTGCATTAGGCATTACATATTTTGTTTGCTCACTCAATCCAAACTCGGATCTCCAGTTGGAATATTCATAAGACTCTCTGATTGGTGGTAGTTCAGGACCTTTTAGTTTTAATTTAGCGGCTTTTCTTTCCCCTTCAGATGTTGTTCTTCTTTCAAGTTCCCTTATTTTTCTCTCCCTCATTTTCTTTTTGTGTTCTTTTGGATTAATTTCAAAACTCGCAGCCTCATCTACTGGACGAACCTTGGTCGCCCTTCTTAATGCACCCACGAATTGTTTATCTGTTAATTTACCTTGTTCATTACGTTTGCGTATTTTATTCATCGTCTTGTCCCATTCACTCATCTTTTCTTTATTTTCAAGCTCCTCCTTCATCTCCCCACTATCAACATAATCGGCAGCAGTATCAATATAATCCGCGGCCTTTGTGATTTTTGATTGCACCCATGCCTCGATATTACCTTCGCCCTTCATCTTCTTCTTTAATCTCTTTACGGCAGATGCAATTGTGGAAAGTTCTGATCTTGCCATAGAATGTTCGTGATCATAAGATTCGGGAAAATTGCCTGGATGTGGTGAATTTGAGTGATATCCCTTAAGGTTTACAGGCATTGAATACATATCCCAGAATTTTTGACCATATTTACATTCATCTCTGGTTTCATCTTTTTGACATTTCGGGCAGTATCTGAGCATCGCCATTTCTTTTATTGGCACACAATTTGGAACTTCTTTGCCACCTTTTTTCTTTTTTCCAACCATTTGATATCCCGACCAACAAGGATCTTCACCTTTCATTTTCTTGGCTTCGGTTACATCCTTGAATTTTTTATGAGACTTTTTGGCAGATGCTTCCATTTTCTTTAATCGAGTATAATAGTCCGGAATTTCATCAAGATGTTGCAATGCTATATCGGTTGCAAGATCTTTGTTTTTGGTGTGTTCGTGCTCAATAGGAATACCCATCTTGAGTTGATTTTTCACAAAAGACACCTCAAGACGATGTTTCTTGGCAATATCTTCAATGGTCTTATGAGATTTTACCTTATGCACACCAATAATTTATTTTATTCTTTATTATTTAGAAAACCTTGTTTCAACATCTTGGAGAGTTCTGATGTTGAACCAACAAAAATTGCATTATTAGTGGTGTTTACAGGAGATCTGACGGAATCATCCTCAACTTCTTTGAGTTTTTTCTGAAGATCCATGATTTTATCGGCAACATCACCGACACTTTTGATCAATTGTCCGGCCACCTCATAGGCTCTTGTGCTACCACCTTCTCCGGCAATTTCCATAATTCCATCGATGGCTTCTTGACCTTTTTCCATTAAAGAATATAAATTAGCCCTTGTGTACTCATAATCCTTTTGAATGTCTTCTGAATTTATTGGTTTAATTACAGGCTTTTGTTCGGCAATCTTTTCGATTTCGACGACATCACTCTGAACGTCAATAGATTCAATCTCTTTTACTTTTCTCATGTTCAAATGTCGGATTGTTGAGTTGGACTATAAGATCTGGAATCATTAAAGAACTCCCAGGTCTCATCGATGCCATAATTATCTCCAGGATTGGCATCAATTGGATTTGGCACGGCAGTATAACGAACCTCTCGTTTTGCCGTTGCCGGATCTGTTTCTGTGTAAAGATCGACTTGGACCTTACGAATAAGACCTTCCGTACTATCGGCTATTGGACCGAAGAAGAACGATTTGACCGTAAAATTGTATGTATAAATTATAAGTCTTCTCGTTGTGAAATCCCCCTCATAATCATCCGTGAATGTTATATTATCAAGTATGATCGGAATGTCCCGTTTCTCTCCAATGGAATCAATAAGATCGACAGTTAAATTAAATCCTGGTTGAAAAAATGGAATAATTTGCTCCGTAACCTGAAATGCATCGTCTTGCAACTTACACATCAAATTAAGTTGAATTCCAATATTATAGGGAACCGGAAGAAAAACCTTCTTTGTATTAACTCCATCACTTGCACAGAATGTTTGGGCCAGGGCCGTTTTTCTTGATGGATCATACTGAAGAGATGTTATTTCAAATGATAATCTCGGAAGAGTCATGGCAACAGGTTTATTCAGTTCCGGTTGCTCCTCAATCCTGGCCAAAAACTTTTGAATTGGACCATAACGAATTGGCACTTTTATCTGACTGAGTACATTACCAGACTCGTCCTCATGTCTAATGTCAATGTCATTAAAAAGAGTTGCAAAAGATGTCAGTGTTTTTTTGAGGATTTTATGATAGAAGTAGCTGTTTATCATTAGAAGATGCCAAAGGGATTTGATTTTGACTGTTCTATAATCTGATCCGCCTCTTCTTGAATTATCAGATTATCACCATATTTATCATACAAATCCCATTCATCGCTGTTTGATATGGCATACATTGCAGATGATGCCGTTCCGACAAGAATTTCTCCCGGATAGAAGCCTTGACCTTCTGTTCCACCATTGATATTTGTAACCTTTAATATCTTAGAGTTATAATCCCAAGCCCTTACTCGGGCATTTGTATTGGATTGTGAGCCAACGACAATCTCATTATAGACGTATGTGCCAACTCCACTGATTATTGATGGCGGATTGATGGCTATCGTTGGACTTTGAGTATAACCAATACCGGGATTGGAAAGACCTATAGATATCACCTGATTATTTGTTCCAACAGATGCAATTCCAACAGCAGTATGACCCGTTCCGACCGATCCGGTAATTATAACTCCCGGATTATTTGTATATCCAGAACCTCCATTTGAAATATCGAATTTAACAATACCATTTTTAATGGTTTCTATTGAACAAGTTGCCTCTGCTCCTGTACCACCACCTCCACTGATTGTAATGGTAGGTGCAATTGTATAACCAATACCTGCATGTTCTAGAATAATTTGTTTCACGGAGCTAACGCCACCAGACGAAATTATTTTCGCATAAGCCTTGGCAGATACTCCTCCTGGTGGAGCCGGTGTTATTGTGATGATTGGAGGACTTGTATAGCCATAACCATCATTAGTTAAGTATATTTCTCTAATGTATCCTGCACCTATTACTGCAGAGGCACTAGCCGTACTTCCGGTTCCAATGAGATCAAGTGTTACAATATAACCCTCTTCTTTTATTGAGTCATCAACTTCTCTTACTGTCGTGTCGATAACTTCATCTTCATATTCGAAGAGTTCACAATTTATTTCATATACAAAGAGTTTACCGAGTTGATAAAAAGGATTCTCGTGCTCTACATACTTAACTTCAAAAATTCTTTGACCTAGTGGGAAATATATTAGATCTCCTTCTCTTGGTCTTGATGCTAGTTCAATTTCTGGGTCATTTCGATTTAAAAATGGACCAATAAAATCTTCGAATCTTTCTCTTGATATGAGAAGACTTACCTCGTCTTTAAGGCTCACACCAAATTTGGTTAGTAAATCTCCTTGTCCGGTATAACCTTCGGCATTATTGAGATATGCCTCAATTGCAAAATTATCATCGAATTTGGAAGATGTGATCTCTTTAACAATCGTTTCTTTTTTTACAAACTTCCTCGGGATATAAATGACCTCAATTCCCGACATTTGAATAAGTTCGTTTATGGTATCTTGAACAAGTCTCTGTTCACTTGGAGCACCATGTAAAAAGAATGGATTGAGTGCCATTTTTTATCCAATAAAATCGTATGGAGGTAGTTCGTATTCCGTACTCATCTTCTGGAGCAACTCTTCAATTTCTCTGACACCATCATTATAAATTGTTTCCCCATTAAGTTCTACTCCACCTGGGAGTTTAATGCCACGCATCTTGATGAGATTCCAACCCCACTGTTTTTTCATGATAGCCGTTAGATATTTCTTCAAGAAGCTATCATTATATACCTTTGTGAAATCATTTGGATTAAGAATTCTATAACAATCAATTACAATATAGGTATCCTTTGATTTTGCATTCCAATCAATATCAAGATATAATCTATTCTGTCTTTTATTAAATCTAATTTGTTTATCGGTCGAAAGAAGAAAATCGATATCTTCTAGATATGTTTTAACCATTGCATATTGCAACAGTTCAACCGAATTAAAGTAATATAAATCATTCAAGAACAACTGATATTTGATGCTCCACATACCTGCGGATATGGAGCTAGTATCAAATTTGAATACTTTTTCTATACCAACGATAGAATCTGGGACCTGAATAAAGTTCGAGGTCTCATAAAAATTAAAATTAACTGTTCCGACTCCAGAAATATTAGAAGTTCCTGTTGTCGTGACTATACCAACGCCATCGGAACCTTTAGCCTTACCGCGATTTATATCATCTTCTGTGATCTTATATTTGAGATACATTCTTTCGACGCCATCAAAGTGTCTTTCATAAAAGAACTGTAGTGCATCATCAACAAGATCATCAATCTGCTCATCAGCCAAATTGACTTCTAAAATTGGTGCTCCAAGTTTACGCAGACAATAATCAATGAGTTCCTGGCGACTAGACGGTTTTGCCATGATTAGTATTCTCCTCCATCTATTGTATTCGACCAGGAAGGTATTCCCGAACTATTAGTAGTTAAAACATAATTTGTGGTATTTATTGCAGATAATGTAGATGCCGTGGAAACCAGCTGGTCATTATTATCAAAATATGCAATACCATAAGGATTACCTTGAGGATAATAAAGTGATTGGCCGATGGTTAAAATTCCGGTTACATTACCGTTCCTTGAAGAGAACTCATCGAAATATAAATCTCCAAGAAGTCTCAGATTGCCATCAATATAAACATCATTTCTAAATGTTGCGACTCCAACAAAGGTTGAAACTCCACTTACATTCAGTTGTGATACAGAGGCAATTCCTCCGATAACATTATATGCATTACCTCCGGAAATACTTGATATAAGTTTAATTGTATTCTGTTGTCCAACCCTTGCAATTATATCACTCATATTTGAGTTACCCCTTCTCTTACGAGTACCATTCCCTCTACAACTCTGGTTCTAAGTCCAAGATTGTCTATTACAATATCATAAATGTAACGACCTGGCTTTATTTGAGATGTTTGCTCAGATGTAAGAGATAATACAATTTTACCCAAAGTTCTTGGTGATGATATTTCTGTTGTAAAGGTGACCGGATTTAAACTTCCGGCATGTTTACGCATTTGGGCATAGGCAGTATATCCAGTGAGATTTAGTGGTGCATCAGAATCGCCAGAGGCGAGTTGAAATGATTGTAAAAAATCCGCCCCAGAATTGACGGTTAAATTATTTACATATACTGCAGACATTTTTGTTACACCACCTAAAGTGTATTTATGCTTTGATCATCCCGAGTGAGGAAATCACTTCTTGTTGTATCAGATACATCTTACAATATAATTTTGCAAAATTTCTAAGCTGATCTACATCCATTTCATCAATTAATCTCGAATGTTTTTCATATTCAAATAGTTTATCAATACTCTTCAATTCAATTTTATTTGGATCCATTTAATAATTCCTTTAGTAATTGTTTGATTTCATCAACATCTTTTTTCAGATTTTCTATCTGCTGTTGTTGATTTTTTCGATTATTTACGCTGATCATATATTGATTGTATTCAGTGTGATCGCAATTTATAATGGCACCCGTATTTTCATCTCTATAAAGATTTGGATGCCCTTTTACCGGTATCATTGTCATGCTAGAGCGATGCTTCTCAGATCCTTGAATCTTGGTGCATGAGCCTGGTTGGTTCCGGACATCACGATTTTAATCGTATAACCGGTGAATGAGCCCAAATTATTCGCACTAAATTCATATTCTAAGAATTGATTATTTAGACTTGGTGGAACAAATGTATCGGGTAATCCATCATTTTTAGATGTATCTATGATATCATAATAACCATCTTGATTGGAATCAATGGTAAGATTATTATAACCTGGGAACAGTTCAAATACCTGATCAATTTCACTAGAGTCTGGTCTTATTAGACTGTAAAGAACTCTGAAATCTGCCGAGGTATGTCTGTATGCCGATATTATAACCTTTAGAGCCGTTGCCGGCTGTGCGAGGCGAACAGTATTGGAAACATAGATCGCCGCATGTGGGTCATTTAGAATGCTGTTTACTCTACCATCAGTCGCATAGTCTGATATAGGGGCATTTAATCTATTACTCTTGAGTGTAATCGATGAATCCTTCCAGAAAATCATCGGAGAAAGATTTGTATCCTCTGTATTCAGATCAACCTTTAAGGTGAATGATTTCTTTCTAGGGAGTGCAGTTAGATATGTCTGCTCATTGATGTTTGAGCAAATGATTCTCGTTGAATTCAATTGATTTTCATTAGTTAGTTCAATGGTTTCATAACCAAGATCCGCAAAAGAAATTTCGGATCCACTAACGCTTGTACCACTGATAGTTCTGATTTGACCCACGGCCGAAGTTGATGCACCTGGAGTCAACATCGCTAGATGCGGTTCAATAGAATTATACTGAATATTTTCGGTTGCTCTTATGTTACTACCACCAGAGATTTGTTCCGAATTGAAAGAGAGTTGTGGAGTGCCAGATGGATTATTATCGACACTTCTATCATAACCATTTGATGTCCTATCAAATTGGAGATAGTATCCATCGATATCAATACCAACTTCACTGATCGTATAATTGGAGTTAATTCTTCTTAGTGAAACCCCACCCAGTTCATATTTGTAAACAATTGAATTGAGGTCGTGACTTGTTGGAATCGTTGAATCTATTCCTCGTGTAATTGTTTGCAGTTGTCCACTAACAACAGATTCATATTTAATGATCTCATCATCGATTTTTATATATCCTGCAGTATTTGAATTGACAACCGACAGATTTTCAAAAGTTCCAAAGTTACTCGTGGATGCAATGCTTATGGTCGTATCGGTAGAGGAAAGTGGTGCCGTAAGAGTTGTTGGTGGCACATCGGACTCTAATCCCGAAAGATTAATTTTATTTGATCCGGAATACATTCCATGATTATAATGATTTACCTTCATGTAATTCCCGGAATAGAAACCGCCAACTTCGGCCGATCTTGATGTTACGGATGTGCTTGCAAGAGAAATTGGAGTCCCGGAATCATTATAATAAACAAGAGTCGATACTCCGACGCTGTTGAAAGAATCACCTTGAACATTGGAAAGATAAAGAGTATCGCAGCCAGTAATTGCCGTGATTGTAACCCTGGCATCTTTTCCAGAGGGTGGTGAAACACTAGATGTAACAATGCCAACAATATCACCAACAGCATAACCATTACCCGTATAAAGACTCGAAACTCCAATTCCGGTGATTACTCCATTAGATACAGAATTGATGTTCAATCTTAGACCAGAACCATTTCCTGTAATATTATAAGTCTGAACGGCACCCGTGGAATAATTAGATCCACCAGTTGTTAGACCAACAGTGGACACAGAACTGCCAGTACCCACAATATAACCATAACTACCGGAATAAGAACCTGACTGTGATGCAACCTTTCTTCCTGTTGTAAGAATACCGATTAAACCAGAATCATAAATTGTGGTTATACCAAGATTATATTTTCTTGGTAATATTGTAACAGGATTACTCGTGAGTTTTGGAACATATCCATTACTCTCATTCAATGTTGGATTGTTAAAAAATACACTACCTGTCTTTGATGTAAAATTAGCCTTATACAGCTTAAACTTAAGATCTTGATATTGATTTGCGGTCCAAATAGAACCATTTTGAGACTTAAAGAGGCTACCTATTGCAAACTGTCGGCTATATCTAACAGATTGAGAATCAGGAAGATTTGTGGTCTCTATAGTTTTTTGGCCCATTTCGGCTATCCAGACCTCATACTTATCTGTCTGTGGTGCAAGAAGTACGAGTGCATACTCAAGACCCGGAGACAAATAGATTGGATAATCAAATATCACTTTGGTTGCAACTGATGCATTAGATGATGTATTGATATCGGACGGTTTTAGAGTAACGGGTCTACCGACAATGGTTCTTGTGGGAGTTCCGAGTTCAACCGTTCTAATTTCCACGGTAAGAGGTGCATTATTAGGATCCTTATTTGCAAAGAACAAATCAACCGCCGTTAGATATGCACCATTGACATCTTCATTTGGTTTATTGCCATTTGAAGTTTCGGTTGTTCCGCCAACAGTAAACGATTGTGCCAGAGGATCTTCGTAATATATTGATGTGGATGTTGTATTGATTCTCTGGCGTTGCTCCCAAGTACCTTCCGCCTTATAAATCGTCTCTGCAGATGAGATGAGAGTGCTACCACTCAATGGAGATTCATTTGAAGAACTGGATGTTAATTTATATACCTTAGAACCAGTTGCAATTCTTACAGATGGAGGTGGAGTTGTATTGGGATCTCTTAAGAAAAATGCCCCGGAAACAAAACCGTGATCGTCCGTAATGAGTCTGAGATCTTTGACATAAGCCGTTGCACCACTGGTTTGGCCAACCAACTTCATTCCGGGTAATATGTATCCAGAATATAAGCCTTGAGCCTCAGTGCATAGTGCATCTATATCAATATTAAGGACTTTCGATGATGCACTATATGAAGTTGGTATTGATTCTGATGGCACATAGGGGTTGATCGAATAAGTTTCCGTTGGTGAACTATAAGGTCCAGATTTATGATTCGGTGTAGCGACTCTGAATGAGATAGACGCTCCATTATAAGTCCCCTTTACAGTCTCTCCGATTTGGAATGATGTTGATGCACCATAAG